GATGTTTGATTTATCCTAACAGGAAAAACCGCATTACTTCCATTAGCAGTAGTAAACGCACTTTGGCTATTTAACCTTGTTACTATTTTTTGTCCTATTACTGCAAACATATCTTATCTAAATCCTGCTTGTTTTATCATTTTATCTAACAACTTATCTAAATCTTTTTCTGCTTTGCTTAGAACCCTAGATTCTGTTTTTTTAGCTGCTGCCAAAAATATATCTCTTCTAGGTCGTTGTATTGCATTTCCAAGAATTTGCATTTCAGTTAAGTTATAACTATCTTTTCCTTTTACCTTAATTGGTGTTGTTCTTTTTTTAAGTGGACCAACAAACAACCCAGGCTCTCTTGATTTTTTAGCAGTAATAACTCCTATTGTTTTATAAGTTGGAGTTCTACCTGATAGCCTTTTATAACCTTTACTTCTAAATTCTTTTTTATACTCTTGTTGCATAGCCCTAGCAAGAATCATACCTGCAGGTCTAAGTGCTTTATTTATTTCAGTTCTTTGCTGTCTAGGTTTTAAACCTAATTCAGTCAAACTTTTTTTTAAACTATCAATACCCTTGACCCTTATGCCTCTATTTTTTTTATCAATAGCCATATTATGATGTTGTTGTAGTGTTCATTTTAGTTCTAAACTCTATAAACTCTTTTCTTGGGTCAAGAATGTAACTTAGTATTTTATAAGTTTGACCATTATCTTTATCTACTAAAATCCAATCAGCGTTTAAATCTCCAACCCAAGAACTATCATATCTAATAACTATGTAAAATTCACCATAACTTTGTAACTTATCTCCTTCAAATTTCTCATTTATGTTTCTAAGAGATGTTACATTTTTATTTCCCCAAACTGTTGCTTCTGTACTATAAGAAGGAACAGGAAATTCACCAAAAGAATTTTGAGAACTACCAGGACTTTTAACATAAAACTCTATATTAAAATCCCCTGCTTTTATTTTGGAGATAAAAGCCATATTCTACAAGTAACATTTATAAGGTTGTAGTAATATTTCAGAAGCCATAGGAAATTGTCTTTTTCTATCTTCTCTAAAATAATACATATCACCTGCAATTAATTTAATCGCTTGTTTTATAGCGTCAGGAATATCACTTGCTGCATCACCAATACCTGTTTGAAACTGAAAATAATATATGTCATCAGTTGTACCATCTAAATCTGATGTACTTATTGCGTTAGATGGCTTAGTAATTATTTTAACTTGACAAGGGTTAGTGTTTTGATTACAATACCAATTTGTATTAGCAAATTGAGTATAAGTTGAACCACTAGCAGCCAAATAGTGTAGTCCATCAGGATTACCACCACTAAAATTAAACTTGCAATCAGGATAGTATAAACTAAATGTGCTAGGCAAATCGTTAAACCAAAGTTTGTACTTAGCAGTAATAAAATGTCTATTACAATAGTGTTCAGCCATTTGTGTCGCAGCTAATATATAAGTACCAAGTAAAGTATCTTCACTAGAAGTTGTTATTCTCAAATGAGATTTTAACTCTGATGTAGTTACAACTTGAGTAGATATAAGGTCTGTAAGTTCTAAATTACCATAAGCATTTCTACTAGGATTTAGATACTCATAGTCTACAAAATTAAATATATTATCTAGGTACGACATATTTGGTTAAGTAAAGAAAAGGGAAAGGGAATTAACCCTTTCGCCTTTCTAATTAATTTAATCTAATTATTATGCTTCAACTAATGAAGTAAAACAAGTAGCTGCTTGTGGATAAACAGAATCTACAAGACCTGTAGCAACCAAGCGACCAATTCCGTGGTCTGCTTGAGTGTAAGGGTCAAACAATAAATCTAATCCACCAAAGATACCCATATGTACTTTAGAGAAGTCACCACAAAGAACTTTATCTTTAGCTACAGTTCCATTTGCACCTAAGTTAGCAGTTACAAAGTAAGGAGTATTGTTAATTCTCTTATCTTGTAAATTTAAGTAACCACCTGTAAATGTAGCACCTGCTAATCCTGCAATTGTAGACCAACCTGCTGCATTAAATATGTAAGCCATTCGTGGATTTGGAGAATTAATGTTTGCAACAACATCTGCTTCTAATTTAGCCAACAACGCTAATGTAGCTGCTGCTGTAGAAGTGTCTGCTGCATCGTGGAATAAAGATGTTGGAGCATTAGATACATCTGCACCTTCATATAAAACTGCTGCTTCCCATTTATTCATAATTGATTCAGCTAAATTTCTTCTTAAAGCACCTTCAAGACCTGAGTTTTGAGCCAAAGCCTCTGCACTCATATCTACAATAGAAATTGCTTTTTTCGGAGAAAGAGTTGCTGCATCTAAATCACCTGCTGCTGATACTGTAGAACCTGTTTCTGCTGCCCAAGATGTTGCAACATTTTGAACAATAGGAAATTTTCTATCAGCACTTAAACCTGTGTACATATTAGCACCTGCTTTTACCATTACAGAAGCATCTTGTAATTGGTCTACAAAACTAACTGCTTCTACACTTTTTGAGTTAGCAGAAGTTGCAGTACGAGCCTCTAATACTGAATAAGGAACAGCAATACCTTTATAAAGTGTACCAGGGTCTTTCATTCGAGCCTCTTGGTCCATTTCCTTAACTAATCCTGTCATATTTCCTGAAAATGATGCACGAGCAGCATCTACAAAAGAATAATCTCTTACTTCTTTAGAATCAGAAACATTTTGAGTTTCAAAAGAAACAGGATTTGAAGCAATCTCAGCGTTCAATTTTTCTTGTCTTTCAACAGCTTGGATGTTTTTAGCCAATTTGTCAATGTTTTCCATCATACCATCGTATGATACTTGCTCGTCATTTGTGAAATCACGAGTTTCATCTTTTGCCAAGTTAAGCATAGAATCAGCTTTGCCGATTAATTCTGCTCTTTCTTGACGAAGTTCAATCGAATTTTTCATATTCGTCTTTTTAATTTTAATTCGTTATTTAATAAATTTAACTTAGAACCTACTTCTTCACAGGAAGAAACATCTTCCACTATATTCTGTTGCTCCTCGGTAGGTTCTGACACAACTTCTTCGCTAGTGTCTAAGGATTCCTCAAACTCTTGCTTAGAACGAAGTGCAACATCTGTGTTGGCATAAGCACCTACACCAACTATTGAAACATCTACCAAACGACCAATTTTATTAATAGTTCGTCTAGTAGTATCGCCATCTTGTGACCAATCATCATCTTCTACTGTAAAAGCAAAAGAAGATTCGTAAAGTAAACCTTTACGCATTAATTCAGCCACATCTCTACCTGTTGTTGTATTAGGTAAAGTAGCATCATAAACTAATCCTCGTTCATCTACAGAAAGTTTAAGTGTACCTCCTATATTTCTATCCAGGATTAAATTAGGGTCGTGATTAAAAGTTAAAATTACATTATCTTCTAATCGACCATCAAAGGCTCTATTTGAAATAGTTTCTCTAAAACCTAAATCTCTACTATCTGTATCAAACAAAGCAGCGTAACCTCGAACTCTTGTTTCATCAGAACTTTCATCCAAACGAATTTCGTAGTTACCATTAAATATTCTTATTTCCTTATTTTCCATAGTCTTATATATCTTTTCTTGATGTCGCTTGACCTAAATCATCTAGTGGCATCATATTACTTTGCATATAAACGCTTTCACTAGCACCACCCATAGAGTTCATATCTTCAAATTGTCTTACTTCATCAGGACTTAAAACTCCTATATTTACTAAAGTTCTGTAATAATCTGCTCTTGTTTTAGAATCACCTCTAAGTAAAGCAGTTAAATTAAATTTAAAATATTGTACACCTCTTTGTTTAACAGGTACTAATTTTTGGTTTAAAGCAGTTTCAATTCTTTTAATCCAAGGAGTAATTGTGTGAACCACAAAGTCAATTTGTTGTGCTTCTATATTAGAATATGTAGCCCTTGTTAAATCGTTTATAAGGTGATTAGGTACTCTAAATATTCTTGCTATATCACTAACTTGGTATTGTCTAGTTTCAAGAAATTGTGCTTGATTGTTTGGTATCATTCGAGGAACAAAATCCATTCCTTCTTCTAATATTGCAGTTTTTCCTGCATTGATACTACCTGAGTAAGTTTGATTCCAACCTGCTCTCAATCGTTTAGCTGTTTCAGGTTTAAGAGTTCCTGGATGTTTAAGAATACCTCCTATAGATGCACCATTCTTAAAGAAAGAACCTGCAAATTGTTCTATAGATAAAGATACTCCTAAAGACTCTGCTGCACTTTGTATAGGTGATTTACCTACAATACCATCAGTAGATAAACCTTTAATATGTAGCATATTATCAGAATTTACTCTACCTGTTATTGGATAAGGTATTATTTCGTTTTGACTTATTTCATAATAAACTTCTCTACCATCAGGTGATACATAGACATCTACATCATTACATTGGATAGGGATTATTTGCGTAGGTAGACCTCCATTGTTTCTTTCTATATAAGCGTAGAAATTTCCATCTAGGCATAAATCGACTAGACATCTCTCAAAGAAACTAAATGAATTGTATAGAGTGGATGGTTGCTCTCCTACTATTGTATGAAGTGGATTATTAAAAAGTATTGACCTTTTATTATTTATGTCTTTTTCGTATAACGAGATAGGTAGAGAAGCTATTGTTTCGGAGATTACTCTTACGCAACTCCAAACTGCTGAAATTCTTAAAGCAGAATCTTTTGATATTGTTTGACCACTTGATGAACCCTGAAATGAGTTAGTGTACAAGCCTGTGCTATAAAACCTTTCTTCTTGAGTAGGTTGTTTTTGTTTTGGTGTTCTTCTAAAAAAATCTAATATTGTAGCCAAATCCCTTAGTTTAAGTATACTTCATCCATATACATATATATAAATAGTGTTTTTGTGAACTAAGATTTATTATTTTTTCTTAATATTTTATTTATTTTTTGAAGGTCTTTATAAATCTGTCGCCTTGATACACCTACAATTTGTGCTATCTCATAAACTTTTAAGCAATAAACAAATCGTAAATTTACTATTGCTCTTTGCTTTTTAGTTAAAATATGTTTTACATCAAGCCAAATTTTATCTGCTAATGGATTGTAATCTTCCTCTGTTAAATCCACCTTCGGAGGTCTTATGCGATATTTTTTATGAAATGGTGATGTAGATGACATTACTTGATTACTAATAATACGAGCCACATAAAAATTAAAGTGTCCTTGTTCGTGTATTGTCATTATAGATTCTTTAGATTCTTTTAATAAAATTAAACAAATCTCTTGGACTAAATCATCTAAAAAATGTAGGTCAGTATTAGACCTTAAAATATTAAAAGCAATTTGCTTAATATTGTTATACTCACTACCAATGAGTTCTTCTTTAGATGAAAAATATTTCTTTGTCATCGTAAGTTGAACCACCTTTATTTTTATTTTCCATAGCCTCTGATAAAGCCATAATACAAGCCACTATACCATCAATTTTTTCATTAGATTTTGCTTTGTTTGGTTTTACATTTCCTGCAGGGTCAAAAGTAAGTACAACATTACTCATCATCCATCTTAACACAGGATTACCTGCGTGTCTAATCC